AACAAAATACAATCCTGAAGTAGCAGATTTGATTGCAAAAGAAGTACACAAGCAAGACGTAAGTTTTGAAGAACTGCCTATCGTACACACAGGATGTGATACATATGCAAGTATCTATCCTGAATTTAAAAAGTTTATGATGGATAAAACTGTAGACGAAGTTGTAGAACATTTGTTAAGTCTTACTCCAGAAGGTTCTTGGACGATGAAGAATGGACAGGACGTCCACCTTGTTATCACAGGCGGAGAGCCTTTACTATGGCAGAAGTTTTGGCCTAGTTTATTTGACCATCCTAGAATGGAGGATTTAAAAAATGTCACCTTTGAGACGAACTGCACACAGCCTCTTCAGGCAGATTTTAACACTTACCTTAACACACAAAGAACTTTTGAACTCACCTGGTCGTGTTCACCTAAACTTACAGTCTCAGGCGAGTCCTGGGATGATGCGATTCGCCCTGAAGTTGCTAGCTCTTACTACGATGTTATTGGCAGTGACATTTATTTTAAGTTTGTGGTTGCTGATGCAACTGATGTGGACGAAGTTACACAGGCTGTGGCACAATATAGAGCCCTTGGTATTGAATGTCCCGTATACATCATGCCGTTGGGTGGACGCAGTGAAGAATATTCGCTTAACACGCAAACAGTGGCAGAGCTCGCAATGGAGCGGGGATGGAGATATTCGCCCCGCCTCCACGTCGACATCTTCGGAAATGCGTGGGGAACCTAGTATGGAACAGAGAGCAAGGGAAGCAGGATTATGAGTTGGTTTAGTAAAATGTTTGGCAACAAACAAAATACAGTAGACGAAACATTAGAAGGCATTGCTGAAGATAGTATGTCTCTAGAAGAAGCAAGAAGAGCAAGTCTTGAAGCAGAGAAACAAGAAGCTACAGAAAGAGGAGAGCCTTGGGTCGCTGTATTAGACACACAGGTCAATCCAAATGATATCAAGAACGGCTTCTTTGAACTAGATTGGAACAATGAGTTTATAGAGAGGTTACTTGATGCAGGTTATCAAGGTGAAACAAATGAAGAGATTGTAGACGGTTGGTTCAGAACTATTGTTGTGCAGATGTTGGAAGAAGAAGGACTTGACACACAACGAGAAATGGGTTATATTAATGTAGTGCCTATTGACAAAGGAAAGAGTTCAGTATCGTGAAAGGTGAAACAAACACTTTAATTTTTCTGATGGATATAGACGGTCACGAAGGCTTGACTGATAAATTTACCACTCAGTATAGAACATATGCATTTCAAGATTTAATAAACGATTCTTATTTAGATCGAAATAGGATAGCAATTGCTTCTACAGGATTTGATTATGATAGAAGTATGGAATTGTATAAACAAGCAACATTAGATAGAAAATATAAATGGGTAAAAGTAAAAAAGACTGATGATTTTTCTTTATTAGAAAAAAAATTATTAGATGTAGGATTTTCGTTAACTCCAAAAAAAACAAATATAATTTACGGAGGAACGAATACATCAGGATGTGTGTTGCACTCTAGTAATTTTTCTATCAATAAATTTTGTATGCAAGGGTTTTATTGTAATCTTTATCTTCCACTATGCGATGATGCACATATTCCAGGAATTAATTCTATAGATCGAAATCAAAAAGCATTTTCTGAAGTTTATACTTTTTTAAAAACACGAGATCTTATAGAAAAGGTAGATATTACAACTAGATTTGGAGACTTAGTCCTTCCTAAAAGTAATAAAAGATTTGATTATGTTTCTACTTGACACATTTCGCATTAGATTGTAACATGTTATTTTATAGGATAAATCGTGAGCACATATATTTTAGTAGACACAGCAAATACTTTCTTTAGAGCAAGACACGTTGTACGTGGCGACATTGATACTAAAGTTGGCATGGCGTTGCACATTACACTTAACAGTATTAAAAAGGCTTGGCAGGACTTTGATGCAGATCATGTTGTGTTCTGTCTAGAAGGGCGTTCGTGGCGCAAGGATTACTACGAGCCTTATAAGCGTAATAGACAGCAAGCAAGAGATGCATTAACACCGCGCGAGCAAGAAGAAGACACTGCATTTTGGGAAATTTTTGATGAGTTTAAAGATTTTATCAATGACAAAACAAACTGTACAATGATTCGTCATCCGCAACTAGAAGCAGATGATTTGATTGCAGGCTGGGTGCAAGCACACCCTAATGACAAACATGTTATTATTAGTACAGACGGTGACTTTGCACAACTTATTGCTCCTAACGTTAAGCAGTACAATGGCGTTAGTAATACAACTATTACTCACGAAGGGTATTTTGACGATAAAGGAGTTGAAGTCGTTGACAAAAAAACAAAAGAACCTAAACCGGCGCCTGACCCGCAATGGCTACTTTTTGAGAAGTGTATGCGAGGCGATACAAGCGACAATGTTTTTTCAGCATATCCTGGTGTACGTAAAAAAGGCACTAAGAATAAAGTAGGGCTGTTAGAAGCATATGAAGACAAAGGTACAAAAGGATTTAATTGGAATAACATGATGCTACAGCGTTGGGTAGATCACAACGGAGAAGAACATCGTGTGTTAGATGACTATCAACGTAATGTTGTACTATGTGATTTAACAGCACAACCTGCAGATATTAGAGCAATGATTGATGAAACTATTAATAGTGTAGAATCTAAAAGCATTACACAGGTTGGAATGAGATTAATGAAGTTTTGTGCTAAATGGGATATGCAACGGATTGCAGATCAAGCACAGAGTTTTGCAGAACCACTACAAGCGAGGTATCCACAATGACAGTAAAAGCAAAAGAATTATTGAAGGACAAGTTTTGGATTGTTGAAAACAATGGAGAGAAGGTAGGTACTATTAGTACTAACGAAGACAATTACGTCTATTCTTGTCATGCTGGACCAAAGTTTTTTAAAAATATTAAACAATTTAAAAAAATTGTAGGTGCAGAAGTTACTTGGAGCAGTGTACAAAAAGAAGAAGACACAATTAAAGAAGTGCATAAGTATCCAACTAGTTGTATACCGTTTAACTCTATTTTTGATGTTAAGAAAAAACTTCCTTTATTTACAAAAAGCAATAAATCTAAAAGTTTGTATTGTGCAGGATATTATATTATTCACTTTGATAAAGGATGGGTTAAATCTTTCTGTCCTAAACTTATTACCATTGAACGATACGAAAGTTGTGGTCCTTTTAAAACTGAAATAGAAATGAAACAGGAACTAAAAAATGCAAACAAAAGATCCTATTAATACATTTCCTATTCAGCAGTTTATTCAACAGACAAAAACTGCTGATTCGAGCAATCAAAAAGAAGTAAGATTAGATCTGCAAACTGCAAAAAATCTTTCTTATTGTTTGGGCATTGTTCTTGCTAGACTTGCAGGAGACTATGAAGACTTGCTTGCTAAATCTAACTCCAGCGATGAAGAAGTTATTAGTATCAGTGTAGACGGCGGCGGATTATAGTAGCAGTTAACTAAAAAGAGATAAATATATGCGTATATAACTAAGGAATACGTATATGAGTAGGCCCAAGCCAAAAGTTCTTTTAGAACACGTAAACAAAAAAACATATAAAACAGAGCAAATATTAGATGCAGAGGCTATTTGGGCAGTCTTTTATCAAGGTAAACCATTTAATCTTAAATCATCTAATATGATTACAAACTATCCTGGACCTAAATATAAAAAAGTAAGTTTTTCAAATCCTGGACACGCTCATAATCTTGCTAAAAAATTAAATCAAATGTTTCAAAGCAAAGACTTTACAGTAGTAAAACTCACACAAGGTGAGATAGAAACAGAATGAACTGGAAAGAAGCGTATACAAAAATCTTTCTAAAACAGGGAGAAAAATCTGTAAACGAAGCTGCTGTAAAAGAATTCCTTCCCCTTTGGTGGCATAATACTAGAAACAAAAAAGAAGGAGGTCTTCGTTTAACAGACATGGGGTTTGCATATGTCAAAGAAGAACTTGACATACAAACATACGAAATACCTTATCCAGGTGAGTTTGAACTTACCACACAAACTATTATATTCTTAGACAAGTTTATCGACTGTCCTTATTATCTAGGCAGATCAGCCATTCATGTATTAGACGAAAAGAAAGCAGTAGAACTTACTCTGTTCTCAGGCGATGTTCGCAAATACGGTATCACTAAAGCACTTCAAAGACAAAATAACGGTTGACAATCCTGTACACGGTGCTATAATAATAAAACAAGTTAAGAAATCCATCAAGTGAGGACATTATGGAAAATATTGCAACTCGTCAAGTATCACCTAACAATGCAAAAAAGAGTCTTCTTCATGCATTGAAAAAGAAGCGTCCTGTGTTTCTTTGGGGACCTCCAGGCATTGGTAAATCAGACATTGTACACCAAATCGGTACACTGCTAAATGCTCATGTTATTGACGTTCGTTTAAGCCTTTGGGAGCCTACAGACATTAAAGGCATTCCTTACTTTGATGCTAACGCAGGTAAAATGGTTTGGGGTGCTCCAGAAGAACTTCCAGACGAGGCACTTGCTAGCCAGTATGACAATGTTATTTTGTTCCTTGATGAAATGAACTCGGCAGCGCCTGCTGTACAGGCAGCAGCATATCAGTTGATTCTTAACCGCAAGGTTGGACAGTATCACTTGCCAGACAACGTTCTTATTGTTGCGGCAGGTAACCGCGAAGCAGACAAAGGTGTTACGTATCGTATGCCTGCTCCACTTGCTAACCGCTTTGTTCACTTGGAAATGAAGCCAGACTTTGACGACTGGTTTGCATGGGCTGTGAACAACGACGTTCACAAAGATGTTGTAGGGTATTTGACTTTTGCAAAACAAGACTTGTATGACTTTGATCCTAAGAGTCCTTCACGTTCTTTTGCAACGCCTCGTTCGTGGTCGTTTGTTTCAGAACTGCTTGAAGACGATGTAGATGAAAGTATCATTACAGATTTAACCAGTGGTGCGGTAGGCGAAGGTCTTGCTGTTAAGTTTATGGCACATCGTAAGATTGCTGGCAAGTTGCCTAATCCGACGAGCATTTTAGACGGTAAGATTAAAAAGTTAGACACAGATGAGATTTCTGCAAAGTATTCACTTACAGTGTCCTTGTGCTACGAACTACGCGAATCAGCAGACAAGGACGATAAGAATTTTCATAAGAAAGTAAACAACTTCTTGCGTTTTGCAATGGATAACTTTG